AGATCCCAGTTGTAGAGGTCGCGGATATCTGCCGGGTGGGCAAGAACACGACGAGCCTCAAGCTGGTTGATCTCGATCTGCGTGACAGCGTTGTAGAAGTCGGAAGGCTCAAGAGCGTTTCCGGCACCAACTAGGACTGTCTGCTCGGACGGAGCCGATGCGGGGCCAGCAGCGTTACCAGTTGCACGACCACCAGTCGGGGAGGCACCCGGAGTTAGACCCGCAGCGCGGATCGAACCTAGGTTGACGACAGCCTGCTCTAGAAGAAGAACAAGACGTGCGTCCTCCTGCTTCTGAATAGCCTGACGGGTTTCGTCCTGGGCGTACTCAACAGCGTTAACACGGAGGTAGTACAGGTCTTCCTTACGCACACGCGGGAACGATGCGATGCGGAAAAGCTGCGGGAATGCCTGCTTACCCTCAAACGGAGTGATCTTGACTTCGGAGTCCGTGCTGTTTAGCACGTACGCGCGACCAAGGTCATCGAGGATATCGTAAGGCATGAGCGGTCCGCGCTCAAGGGTGTCCTCAACAAGAACGTTGCGGACGATGCCCTCGTAACGAAGACGAATCTGGATCGGACCGACCATACCCTGGCCGATACGACGCATAGCGCTCTGCTTGTCAGCGAGGATAGCCTCTAGGCGTCCTGCCTTCTGCTTCTTGGAAAGCTTCGGCAAGTCCTTGAGCTTATCCTCATAGTCAGCAGAGTGAACCGACTGACGTGAAGTTAGTTCTAGCATATTACCGAGTTTCCTTAGACTAGAAGCTTGATTTGAATTACCGAAGCGCTACGACGCTCGACAAGCTCGGCCACCGGTAGGCGGGAGCCAGGAGATGCGTTGTAGACAAGACGGCCATCGGTGCCTGCGTAAAGCAGGACCGGCGAACCGGGAGTAGCAGCAGCGTAGGCAGCAGCAAGACCAGTGTCGTCCCAAGCGGGAGTCAAAAGCTCAAACTGCGAACCGGGGCCGTACCAAACACCGATTTCGTTGTTATCCTTAATATCGTCTAGTGTACCACCAACGAAGTTGGCAAGTAGACCAGCGGGACGCTCTGCGACGTTAGCACCGGAAGCGACCTTGAATGCCTCACCGGCACCCTTGATCATGACGGTTCCCGGAACGAGTCCTCCCTGTAGGGAGTAGGCGTTAGCCGAACGAGTCGGGTTGGAATCGCCGTTCTGCGGGACGCGCACAGAGCCATCAGCGTTGCGAAGCGATGCGTCCAGAGTACCTGCCCACGGCGTTGCCTGCGTCTGTGCATACAACGGCCTAATGAGGCGCTTCTGGAAAACATTGCTTAGATTGCGGATCTGTAGCATTGTGTTTTGGGTTTCCTGTTTCGTGTTAAAAGGTCTAGCGCCTCACAGCGCATATCCCATCAACTCTTGAGTTAACGGCGACCTGAGAAATTATAGGGTAAGTGTTAACCGTTCCTATAATCTATCGACTGTAGAGCGCACTATCGAGTAGTGCGTCATCAACCGGCTGAGGCTCGGGAGTTTCCTCCGATGCGATCCTCTGGAACGAAGGTAGACGACCAGCGCCACCCTTCGAAGCTGTACGGGTCAGACCAGCGGTCTTCACCTTTGCAAGAGCGCGATGCTCTGCGACGATCTCTTCCTCAGAAGTATCAGCTAGCTCAGCTAGGCGATTATACTTCTCTTCCTCGGGAAGCAGACCAAGAGCGACCTCAGCGTCAGCTAGCCTAAGTGCAGCCAGCGAGACTAGGCCAGAAGCCTTGACGCCACCACTCTGGGTCGGAACGTTTGTTACGGGGTCCTGCTGACGAGTGACGCCGTTACCGTTTGTGCCGGTCCACTGATCAGTGCCCGGTCCAACGCGGTCGTGCGGAGCCTTTTCAACATCAATGCGCTCGTCGGCCTTGCCAACCGGATCGGCAGGCTCGGTGCCCTTCTTGGCAGCAGTCGGGAATGCCTTATCGGTGACTGCGGAATCAGGCTCGTTTGAGTTATCCCACGTCTTCGTGTGGTCACCCTTCTGGCCACCCGGCTGGAAGCCAGCGTTGTCGGAAGTCTGCTCAACCGACTGCTTCTCGTCCGGCTCGGATGCTGCGGCATTGGAATCCTGAATGACTCCACCCTTACCCTCAACATCGACCTGAGCGTCGGCCTTTGAAGCCTGCTCAGCGCTTGCGTCTGCTACGCCACCAACGCCCTCAACGTCAACCCGCTTGTCGGCCTTGCCTGACGGGTCCGCAGGATCGGCGGCAACCTTCGTTACATCATCCATAGTGTTATCCTTGTTTGGGTTGCGCTTAGCCGCCTGGATCATATCCTGGGCGGTGCGGAATGCTGACGTGACAGGCGTAGTCTGATCGCTCGTCACAGTCTCGATGGGTTCATCACCCTGAGGCTTCGGAGCCGAAGCCTTCTTCGGTAGGTTAATCGTAGGTGCCCAACGCATCTCACTGGTTAAAGTGGAGGCAGGCTTAGTATTTCTAGCACTCAAGGGACTTCCCGGTAGTTTCTCTTGACCATTATCGACCGGACTGGGAGGCGCTGTGGCCTCGTCTAGACCCTCGGTCAACTCTTCATTTTGCGACTTTTGCAAATCAGGATTCTGCAAGCTCTCGGGCGGCTCTTCATAACCGCAGACATGGCACTTACCATCTTCCATATCAGATCCACAAAGCGGGCAGACGCTTTCCTCGCGCAGAGTATTTACGTCCTCCGGAGCCTTTGTATGAAAGTCCTGAGGTTCTTCTGGCTGTGCGGTCTTAACAGATGAATCCTTGTCTAGACCTTCGGAGCGCACTTCACGCGAAAGGGCGGTTTCATCAGCAGGGTCAAAGACAGCAGAGATCTCAAAGAACTTGATGCCGTAGCAGTTCTCGTAAGACTTCTTGGAAGAGGTCTTGCCTTCCTTGGAGGTATAATCAAACTCAGCGCCCTTGGACTGAATATGTGAGCAGTATTCATTCGGCGTCGAAGCCTCGTGACCGCAGTGAGAACACTTGGAGTAGTCAACGTCGCATCCCATCGACCAGCCGTCAATATCGCCGTTAACAATAGCCTTTGCTAGCTTGGGGAAGCTCTTTGCATCAATCTCAACAAGTAGCTCGATCTCTGACGGAGGATTATGCTCCGGGTCTACGCTGTCTCCGTTCCAATAATCGTCTGACGCAGCAGTCTTCTGATCAAGAATTGTGAAACGAGAGTCAACAATAACGCCACGAGCGCGCTTGGGATCTGAGTTATGATGATCCACGAAGTTCGGCTTCCCAAGGAAAGTCGAGAAGCCGTACTTCTTCCCCTTGCTGGCTTCAATAGTAAAGCCACCCTCAGCGGCCTCGCGCTGTGACGAGATCTTATCCCATTCATCAGCACCACCGGCCAATTCCACAGTGGGCCAGCCGTCGTGATTCTTATTGACCCTGGACGAGATGGCACGAATACGTGCGTATAGATACCCGTCTTCTGTCTTATAGTCGTGGAAATCTGAGAGGGTTCGGAGTGAGGCCGTCTTAGACCGCTCGGGCGACGACTTTAGTTCCAGAACCTCGGCGGATTCCAACGAAGCGTACTTTGTGAGTGCCATCGTCTGTTATATGCGCGCGACTGTGCTAAACTACGTGCTAAAGCAGAAGACCCGTTCTGACTTCTTCAATTTTAGCCTGACGACGGTTTCCAAGGATTGGAAAGATACGATCAAGGATCTCATTTGCATGACGACCGGTTACGATAGTTTCGTATTGAGGTTTTCGTCCTACCGGTTGTGGACGCAGATGATATTTTGTACCAAATATTTGAGATACTCGATTGACGATATCTTCGTCTGTCATTTTGACACGAATCCGAATTGCATCTCGTTGTCCCGGTCTTTTCTTGCGATCTATACAGCCTTCGCCTTCGATGATTCCAGCAAGCCACGCATCTTCTATCTTCATATCTCTTATGAGCAAGAAGAAGACCCGCTTAGAGCGGGTCTTCAATTTACTGATTTACAATCTCTTTGACTACCTTTTGGGAGTCATATGTTAGAGTTTTAAGTGTTTGAATCATCCCGCGCTCTTGACGCTCAGGAAGACCCCAGGACTCTACTAGACCACATAGTCTGCCTCGTAGCCTATCGTATTCTTCGGCTACCTTATCTTCTGCGCTCATGTGGCCTCCTATCGAGCGATAAGAGCCTTAGCGGTACGCTGTCCTTCTGCGTTGCGTCCCTCTACAAGCTGCTTCACCTGATAGCCAGTGCCCTCAGCAAGCTTATCAAGTTCTCCCTTAACCTCTGAAAGCGAGGCGTCACCGATAACCTCTTCAACCGGAAACGAACGCTTCACGCCAATGGCATCATGCCACGGGTGATCCTCAGCGATCTTTGTTGAAGCAAATGCAGGCGATCCAATCGGAGTCGTTCCAGGGGGAGCCTCGCCCGGCTTAAGGGCGCGCTCGTGAACGGTGTGAGTCTTACCCTCAGCATCCGTG